TTTGCATTTGGATAATAGGATCTTGCGCAGCTTGTTGTGCTTGCTGAGCGGCCATTTCAGTTTTGTCTCTTTGTAAGAGAACTTGAGAAGCTTGAGCGGCGAGTTGAGAAATCTGAACTTCCATATCTTCTGGGATAGCACGTTCGTCTGCATCGTCTTCGTCTGGGTGAAACGGTAAAGTAACTCCCATTTGCTCTTCCATTTGCTTGCGGTATTCGTACGCAATGTGCTCATTAATATGGGCTTGCATCGCAGACATCATCGCTTGGGCGTTTGGATTTTGACCCACCAGTTTCATGATTTTTGGATCTTGCATTGCTGTTTGATGGACAGTAATGTGAGCTGAGTGGTCTTGATACAAAAACGCTTTGACCGGTTTCATCATCAGAACGTTTTGATTTTCTGAGATAGGGTCTTCGGGTCTTTGGTCTTCTGGCAGCTTAACTAACTTATTAGCATTCTTAATTCCTAGTACGTCCAACATCTGGCGATGGAGGTAAGGGAGGTTGTAGAGCTGTGGGGCTCCTTGGGCTAACTGTAGTGCTGCTTGATACTGAGTAACTTTCTGTGCCATTGTGGCGGCATTTGGGTCACTTACTGGTATTACATCAACGTTGTCATAGTCGGTTTGTTTTGCACGGCGTGGGCCTTCAACTGGCTCATAACTATACTCATCGGGGGTGTAATCACGAATAATGTCGCGCAGGAGACAGAGCTCCTTCTTAAACGAGTAATGGATGCGAGCTTGTACTGCGGACATGACTTTGAGAGTACGTTCTAAAATTGCTAGAGTTGTACCTACGGGAGCTTGGGCGCTCATGTCGCTTATGTTCAGATCTGCTGCTGAAGCAAAACGACGACCTTCTTCAATAATTTTATCTAAGAGACCTGCAAGAACCATTGAGGGTTCTTTGTAAGGCAAGGGAACGATATTGTCCCTGATCGACCCGGACGGCACATCAACATCCCTAAATTCGCCGGGGGCAATGGGGGTATCGTCACCTTTGACTCGCAAGCCACGGGTCTTAAAGCCACCTGGCAAGTTTGAAAGTGACCCTGCATCAACGAGCTGGCGGAGAATGGAAGTACCTGATTTAGCAAATGCACCGATAAGATGAATAAGACCAAAACAGTAGAAGCCAAAGCCGGGAATATAGCCATAGTGCACAAAGTGATTGCGTTTCTTTTTAGTATCATCTTCAGGTCTCCAGTTACGACGAATTGCCAAGACTTGCTGACCAGACTTCTCAATAGTCACTATATATGGCAGGGCAACACCCGTAGGTTCGCCGTCTTCGTCTTTGTCCTCATACCCTTCTAGGTCAAGGTCAACTTGTACTTCTAAGATTTTGTAACGATCATCCGTAGTGGCTCTAAAGCCCATTTTTTCGGCGATCTTCTTTTCTACTTCATCAAAACTGTCAGCGGGCTCGCCAAGTTCTATATCTAACCAAAAGCCTGCTACTTGTAGCTTGCGAACTTCGTTTTCGGTCTTGCGCATTACGTGCGCTACACGAGGGGCTTGCTCTAAACTAGACGTACCATAAGGAACAATTAAGTCTTCTGCTGGTACAAACATACTAACTTGGCGCTCTAAGGTTGGATCGTAATAAACCTTCTTAAACGCATTACCTGATAGACCTAAGCCCCATAACATTCTCTCTGTCTCAGGGCGGAACTCATCCATCTTCTCTGTAAGCTGGTAGTTCATGTCATCCGCAACCCGCTCGGCGGCTTGTTTTTTCTCGGGTGTTTCTTTTCCTATTACTTGAGTCTTAACAGGACCTTGAGCAGGGAAAATCTCCATGATGGTTTCTGCTTGGAACTTAACAAGGGTCTCAGATAACAAAGGATGATAGACACCACAGGCACCAGGCCATGGCTCCATACGTTCTTCAATCTTCATGCCCAAAAGCTGCAAACCGTCTACATAGGTCTGCATCCAATCTTTTCTAGCGCCCATGTCATCTTCAACATCACCAAGGATATCACTAGCAATTTGCGTTAATTCAGAATCAGATAGGTACTCGGCAAGGTTGTCATCAAAGCCTTCTTCGTCTTCGCCTTTTTCTATTCTAAGGATTGGTTTGCCGTCAATGCCAATCTCTACAGACTCTGGATCCTCAATCGTAATCTCTAGGTCAGGCTCGGTGTTGTCCACGTCCATCATATTGATTGCGCCTAAACCCATCGGGGCTTGCGAGAGTGACTTATCTATTGCCATGTTTTAACCTATACGTTATAGTAACCCTGATTGCGCTTTGATTTGAACATCTTTGGCTCATCTTGCTCATCAGAATCTAACTGCACAAAACCACCCCTACGGAACCGCAACAACGCTTGACTCATGGAGTCTACTAAGTCATCATGCTCGCCCGAAGGAAAACTTGCTACCTCTTCTACTAATTCTTCTGCCCAAGCTGTACAAGGAACCCAAACCCTGCCAGACGCAAAAAGATCTGCGCAAGCATTTAACCTCGCTATTTTATCATTACCTTTGCTTGGAGTGTACTCTTGTACGGGAATACCCATTGCTCTTAGCTCAAAAACTAAAGGGGCACCAGAAGCTTTTGCCTCAACAATAATAGAATCAGGCTCCCATTCCTTGTAATGCTCAAATGCAGTTTGTTTTAATTCTGGGAACTCCATACGTCTTTTAAAGGAATTTAACAAAATTATGTTAGCTACGTCAACCCCTCGATCGTTTGGGCGGTAGAACACTCCCCAGGTCGTGCATGCAGAATAGTCTGACCTTTGAGTCTTTAAAAATGCCGTATCCCAAGACTGAATTAAAAACTCACAATATGGCGGATCTTCGTGTTCCCATTGTTTCCACCACTCTCTTTTGATAATAGCGGAGACGTCTGAGGTTGGCTCTTGCATGTACTGAGCCATCCATTTTGCATTTGGAAGTTCGTTTTTAAGCGCTAGAAGTTCGTTTAGCTTCCAGAACTGCGGCCATAGGGGTTGGTCGTCCGGCAAGATTGCAGGGAAGTTGATTACCTCCCACTCCTCACCAGAACGTTGCATTGCTGATTTTAATACCTGTCCTGTAAGGTCCTTTTTGGACCATCGGGTCATAACTACGATAATCGCGCCACCCGGTTGTAGACGTTGACGAGGGCCTGACGTATACCATTCATAAGTTTTGTCATAAATTTCAGGGTTACTTTCAGATAACGCAGCCTCTTGTTCTGAATGAGGGTCGTCAATAATGAGAACATCCGCGCCCTTACCCGTAACTGCGCCTCCCACACCGATAGCAAAATAGTCTCCCCCCTGGTTTGTTGCCCAGCGCCCAGCAGCTTTAGAGTCACTTTGTAATCCAACTCCTGGAAAGATAGACTTATAAAGGTCGGAATCCACCAAATTACGGACTTTACGTCCGAAACCAACAGCGAGCTCTGCTGTATGAGAGGTCTGAATAACTTTCTTTTTAGGAAACCTCCCAAGAAACCAAGCTGGGAGAAGGTATGATGCAAACTCAGACTTAGTATGACGAGGAGGCATATTAATAATGAGACGTTTAATTTTTCCATTTGCTACCCTTTCAAATGCTGCTGCCATCTCCGAGTGGTGTGCCCCGTCGATAAAATCCGGCCATACTCTATGAACAAAGTCCATAAAGTTATCTTGACAATTTTCTTTGTGTTTTACCTCTACTGCTACGTCTAGTTGCTCGTATAGGGCCCGGAGTTGGGCTTCGGACAGCTTAGTAATGTTCTTTTCAAGAGCTATAAGCTCTTTTTTAGTCAGCTGCTTGTGCATCTATGGTATCTAAGGAGTTTGTAAGCCGTTCTGACTTAGGAGTGACGTCTATAGTGTTCATTTGCATCAAAATGCGTATCTTTTCTCTAATAGCTTCTTGTAGTTCAGCACTGTTTTTGTGTGTAATAGTGATTTCAGAACGTTCTGTAAACAAATCACAGGCTTTTCCTAGTAATTCTAGGCTTTTTAGCTCGTGTTTAGTGTCGCCGCACTGGGAAATCTCTAATAGTCGGTTAGTTACAACAGATCGCAGCTGTACTTTATCCTGAACTACCTGCTGATCGTACTGTGAGAGGTATCCTGACATAGCCAAAGCCGTACCGGGGCTACTTATTGCCTCTTTTTCTTCTTTTTCTTGTTCTTTAGTGCGTTTTTTACCGAGACTATTAAATAGACTAGTGGCTTTATCAATATCATCACCCGTCATTTCTATCCCAGAACCAAGTTCTTGCATAATCATTGCAGTATTCGCTTTAACACGAATGTCATCAGCGTGATCCATCTCTGGGGGTCTTCCGAGCGTATCGGGTAGCGGTATGTTTAGTGTTGGTTCAACGTTGACCGGCATGTTCTGGCAGCAGGTTGGTTGTTAATGCCTGCATCTTAGCAGGTTTGTAATAATTGTGCATATGTAATGGAGCTATCAAACTCTATACTAAATATATATCGGGTTTGTTCAAAGTTTAAAACTGTGTGGGGCACTTGAGTATTAAAGGCGTAATACGTGCTTGGCTCGTACTTAAGCTCAACAAAAGGAAACGATACGGCGTCGTTACTACCAAACAAACAGTGGCTTTTTCCAAAGCTAAGTAGCATATTTATACCTGCTGGCCTGTCTGTATCCGTATGCCAGTTGTAACATGTATAAGGTTTTAACCTAAGTATTCCAGCTTTGTGGCTCGGAAGTCTTTTAAAGAATGAGTCTTGCTCCAATAGTTTTAGCGGTACCTGCATAGCTTCAAAGTTATAATAGCTCGCCCAATGTTCCTGGGTTTTGGCTAGGGTCAGCAGTTGATCTGTAATGCTTGAATGCGCTAAGGGTTTAAACGGTAGCATTTGCCCTATTTTCTTCGTAGTGATGGATTCGGTGGCAGTTTGCACATAGAACAATACATTTCTGCACTTCTTCCATAGCTGCAGAAAAGCTGCCTTGGCTTACTAAATTACTAACGATGTTCTCTTTTTCACTTGGGTCGGTGTGGTGGAAGTCTAACGCGGCTGGGTGGTTTTGTTCGCATTTTGTACATTTAAGTGTACGTTTAAATGTATCCCACCTAGCTTTTCCTACCGCCCTGTTTACCTTACTTAGGGCCATTACTTTATCTTTATTAGCCAGGTAATACTTGCGGCCTTGTTCTTTATGGTACGCTTTGCGCTTCTCGGGATCTTTATATGGCATCGTCTAACTTATAGGTTTTGATTGGTCCGCTGCTGTTTGCATCCACATTACAAGCCCATTCTACACTCTCTTCGGCAGTTAGTCCCATACGCAGACAAACTTCAGCCGCCATACTTCCGGATCCAATAGCCATAAAGGTTCGAACCCTTTCCCACTCAAGATCATCTCCGCAAGAAAACAGCCCGTCCTTAGTTAACTTCAAGAACGAACTGTCCGATTTTAACTTTGGCTTAACTTTAGTCTTTTTGTTTACGTACTCAATTACTTTTTCCGCATCGCAATAGTTTCCTGCAACCCCAAGAAAACCACCTTCTACAGGGAATATTTTATCTTCAAAGTACTTTATGCCAGTATCAGAATCAGTAAACTGACTATCTGCAACTAGCACTTTCCTTTTCCAGTCACCAACGATTGTTGTCATTTCTGTGGTACCTGTCGTTTGGATTTTTAAGAATTGAAGCTAGAAGTTCGTCTATATCCTTAAACCATTGAATAACCTTCATACCGTCTGCTTGGTATATTGTAAAACTCACTTTGTAGCCATCATATATAGGCCCACGTTAGCGCCCGCATAACAAATATAACAGATACACATAGGTAGGTTGCCTTTAAACCCTTGTTCAACAGCTATGTAGGCGTAGATTACACCTGTAACGATAATAAGCCATGAGCTCATTCGAATCCCCTATTTTGTGCATTATATTACACATTCCTAAAGGTTGGGGGCCGTAGCCCCCTGATTTTATTACTTTTTCTTGCTATACAAGTCTTTCCAAGTATCCATTACGATGTTTACCCAGAAGTCATTCATTTCTTTAATACGTGCTGCTAGCTCTTCGTACTGCTTAGTTTGTTTAGTGAAGTCAAACATGTTTAAGTCCTTTAAGTTTTTGTGTAACATGTTACACATTTGTTGCGGTGCATCAATTGTAGCATAGATTTTTATGTGTACACTTTTTGGCTTTTTTTATACACGTTTTTTGGATATGTATAGGGGATCGACATTTATAGGGATGTTATGTAGGTTTATCCTTTTTGTTTATATAAGTACTTGTATATTTTTATGCCGGTCGATGTCACATGTTTGCACGGGTTTCTTCTTTATATTCATAGAGTTACAGCGTTTTTTTATATACCCCCCGGGGGTAGGGGAGGTAAAGTTTTGATGGGGGTACCCTTCTCTAGAATCACGTGGGCTTTGTTGTATATAAACACAGAAGGGGGTGGGGGGTAATTTTATTTTTGCGTGATCTATTGTGCAGATTAATGTGTATATATTGCTCTTGGTTCCATAAACCCCTATTTAGGGGGTCGGGGTGGACTGGGTGACACCCTGTCATGATGTCGTTGGCGGGGGGTGTAAAATATATGTTGACAATGTATAGAGAGTATGAGACTATTTGGGTGTGGGTCTTCCACATAACTTTATAAGGAGTACCGCATTATGGAATCAACTAATAACTCAGTAGTAGAAGTAACAGTATCAGAGCAGGACTTGGCTAAGTTTAAGGCTAACGGCTCGGCTTTCGGTGAATCAGAATTAACTGCGGATGAGGCTTTGAAGGACTTTGCCCGTCGTGTTTGTATCAACGGCTCAACCACCGCCAACTGGTACATCTTGGAGGCTGGCTCTAAGTCTTGGAAAGCTGGCTATTCTGAAGTAAAGCGTATCCCTTTAACTGATGATGCGGGTAAAGAAAACAACACAGTCACAAAGGCTTTCTCTCGGTTCTTTGGTAGGGTGTGTGACGGCTATGGTGTAGTTAAGCCTACCAAGCCAACGACTACAGCTGAGGATAAGAAAGCCCAGCGTACCAAAGCCCAGTTAGCTATGGATGAGTTAAAAGCCAAGCCAATGGAGGACTTGATTGCTGAAGTCCAAATGTTGTCGGCTAACCCTACATTGGATAATCTGAAAAAGGCTAGTAAGTTGCAGAAAGCCGTTGAGTCCAAGCGTGAAGATGTACTGGCT